ACCTCTGTCACGGGGGCTTTGTAATGCGAACGCTCAATCCGCACCGCCTCGATGGACCGGGCCTCGTCAACCTCGACCCTGTCAACGCGAAAGCTCAGGCCTTCAAAGGAAATAATGCTCCCCACCCGCACCGATATGGCAGAGGGCGGCAACCGCAATTTCAGCACATCGCGCGACGAACGCGCTTCCGCCAGCCAACGGCTGACAGCGGAAGCTGCCTCAGCGGCCGATAGAGAAAGCGAAACTTCGGTCTGAGACGTGGTCTGATCCGCCCCCGTGGCAGATTTTGCATCTGCCACCCGAATGTCATAGTCGCCGTCCGCCGTCACATGGACAAGGCGCACGCTGTTGGGCACCTCCGCCTCGGGCACCTTCACCGCTTGCAGGCTTGTGGTTCCTCCTTCGTCGATCACGGCACCATCGCGATCAACTTCCACAACCGGCAACCCAAGCCGCGACACAAAGGAAAGTCGGCCCTCGGCCTCGATGGAATCAAAGCCATAGACAAGCGACAAGGGCTGCAAAACGGAACGCGCAGACGCCACATCCTGAGCGACATACCCGCGCACCAGACCGTGCAGTCGGCTTGTATCCACATCTTCCGCACCGCTGCGTTCGGCAATTTCCCTCACCACGGCGTCAAGCGGTTGTGCCGTCGCCCGGCCATTCAGCCAATGTCCAAGACGGTGGTTCTCGCCATCTGCCCACTTCAGCGTATTGCGTGGAAATTCCGGAAAGGGCCGCGCATCCCATGCCCAGGCATAGCTGTGGTCAAAATCCACCATCGCACCGTCATAAAGGGCCGAGACCGGATTATTTTCGGGGTCGCGCCAGAACTCAGCCATCGCACGAAAATATTGCAGCTGAATATACGGGTCTTCGGCTCCGGTTGAATGATGGGGCAAGGCGGATTCCGATGATTTCGGGTCATAGAACCGGTTTGGCGTATTGGTGCCCTTGTCAACCGCAGGGCAGCCATATTCGGTAAAACGGATCGGTTTTGATCCCGGGCGCCAGACGGTGGGCAAACCGTTGCGGATCCCATCAATACGCTCATGATGCAGGCTAGCCCACCATGACCGAAAATCCTTGGGCCGGAATACCCAATCTTCACCATGCGCCCCGTCTTCGATGGGCGAACGGATCTGGGCATCGCGCGCCTCAGGGCTTGCATAGTACCACTCTGCCCCCTCGCCACCTGCAATGTTAGCCTTCAGATAGCCGATGTCATAGATCGAGCCCCAGTCGGCATCCAGATGCGCCGTCCCGTCGCGCCAATCTGAAATCGGCAAGTAGTTGTCGACACCGATGAAATCCACGGCATGGTGGTTCCACAAAGGGTCAAGGTGGAAATAGACATTCCCATCCACATGATAGCCGAAGTATTCCGACCAGTCTGCAGCATAGCTGATCTTCACCGAAGGCCCCAGAACCGCCCGAACATCGCTTGCCAGATCGATCAGCGCCGCCACGGCCGGAAAGCTGTGGTCAGCTCCCCGGATCGTAGTGATGCCCCGAAGCTCAGAGCCGATGCAGAAGGATTCAAGTCCACCCGCAACCTTGCACAGATGCGCATAGTGCAGGATGAACCGGCGATATCCCCAGTCCTCCGCATCGCCGGTGTAGTGGACATCCTCCCCCACAATTTCAAAGTCGGATGGCACGGCATTCCCAAAGAAAGCCGCCACCTCTGTCGCGGCATCAGGTGTCTGGTCAGGGCTTCCCTCTCGCCCCGGAGCAACCGAAAGGGTGATCCGGCCCCGCCACGGAAATGCGGGCTGCGTGACGCCTGCGTCATACGGGTTCGGAAGGCTGTTGCCGGGTATCTGGTCCATCAGGACAAAGGGATAGAACATCACGCTCTTGCCTTCGGCCGACAAGGCCCTGATCGCCTCGATCACCGAAAGATCGGATGGCGTTCCACCATAAACAGGCCGTCCCTCAATCTGCGGCAGTTCTTCTGCAAGACCACGCGCAATTCCACCTGACCGCCAAGGCATCCCCACAGCATCATCCAGCCTGCTTTCGACCTTTGGGCGAACCTGAAACTCGGCACAGCGCAGGTCACTCCCAAACCAGCAGATGACCAGCGAGACAGCCGTGCAGCCGGGCAGTTCACGGCGCATTTGGGCAAGGGATACGTCAAAATCTGTTTCCCCCGACGGCCCGCTGACGTTCACCACCAGCGATGTAGCAAATCCATCCGCCACCCGCGCCCGCCGGGTTGACAGCGCGTATTCCCCCGTTCCGGGGATAAGCGCCACCGCAGGGATCGCCGTCTGAAAATCCTGCACTTCACCGGCGGCCGCACCATTTGCCTGCCGGAACACCTCGAAGCTGAATTGCGGAACACGGTTGCCAAAGGCTTCCAGCGCAAGGTTCTCGATCACCACATAAGCCGTGTCGCGGTAGGCTGGTGCCTGACCAATCCCTTCATGCACTTCGATCACGGGGTCAGGCAGTTGCGTGCCATTTCCAGGGTAGACACGCAGATCAAGACCCGTGGCACTTATTTCTTGACCATCCGCCCAGATCCGGCCGATCCCAAGAATTTCGCCCTCGCACAGGGCCAGGGCCAGGCTGACACTATAGGAATAGCGAACAGTCTGGGGCTTCGGTGTGCCCTTCCCCCCCCCGCTTTTCGTCCTGATCTCGGTGTAGGGAGAGGCCCAGATCACATGCGCAGGCAAACGAACTGCCCCCCAGCAAATCGGGATTGGCGTGCCTTCACTGGCCCCCATGATCCGAAAGCGGTCCAGCCTGCCCACTTCGACAGGGTCAGAGCCAAGGCCGAGAAGCCGCTGATCAATGACCCTGCCCACCGTTGCTCCGACGGCACGGCCGATGACGGCACCCGACAGGCCCAGAACTGCGCCCCCCGCAGCCGATCCGACTGCGGCCCCCGCCGCAGCAAGCAGAATGGTTGCCATTCACTTAACTCCCTTGGGATATTCGAAGGTTGCAGCAATCCGTTTGCGCCATGGCGCAGACAGCGTGGTCTCGACGACCCCATGGCCAGAGTAGGCGTGAACGAAGCGTGGATGCGCTCCGACCGCCGTGACGATCCCCAGATGCTTGGCGATGGCCCCTTGCCGCATCCGAAACAAAAGCACGCAGCCCGGTTCAAACGTATTGTCAGGACGGGAAACCAGCCATGTCCGGGCGGCATCCAGCAAGACTTCGCACCCATCCGCCTCGGCCCAGTCGCTGGTATAGGGGGGAGGCGCCACCGGTTCCTGTCCCACGCAATCCCGCCAGATACCCCGGATCAACCCAAGGCAATCCGTCCCCGCCCCCTTGCGCGACGCCTGATGCAGATAGGGCGTGCCAATCCATTCCAGCGCCGCCTGCGCGACTTGTTGTCCTGTGACCATGTTCCATGCCCCGAATTACTGCCTTTTCGCGCGCCGCTCTTCAGGCGGATCAGCCGCCTTTTGCGGTCGGAAAACGCTTCAACCAATCTTCCCCCGGAATATGAGGAAAGCCGCGGAAGTTCAGGAAGTTATCGAAAACGCCCCGGCAAGTCCGGGCCTGACCATCACAGCCTGCAACCAGATGCACCAAGTCACCCGGCGCGGGCAGGATCGTCATGCTGTCCCACAGCGTCACGAACCGGCCACCTCCCTGTATCCGATCCTCCCGAACAGCAAACCGCAAACCCGCCGCCGCTCCGTCCCGAACTGTCAGCGTGCCGGTGGAAAACCAGCCTTCGGGATGCCCACCAAGGTTTTCAAGCAGCAGCCCCTGCGCACCCGAAACTCCGGCGACCCGCGCCTCCAGCCGGAAGTCGGGCTTCGTCAGGTCCACCCCGCACTGCCGGTCACCGACCACGGCCGAACAGCCCGATTGAAAGACCCTGCCCTGTGGCCGGTTCAAGGGTTCTGACAACCCGCGCAGTTCCACCTCAAACGCCCCGGCCTTGCGCGCGATCTCGCCGAAGGTGCCGCGGAACAGAACCATCCGCTCCTCGGGATCGGCCCAGTTGACAAGATAGGCCGTCACCTCTGCCCCATCATAGCGCCCGGCAAGGATATCCTCTTCCGAAACCGCCGCATCCGACAGCGCGCCAATCGCCTCGGTATTGTCCACCGACAGGCCCGTCGATTGTTGCAAGGCCTTTGCGGTCAGGCCGGATTGTGCCGTAAAGCACACCCCGTCAAAGTGAAGCGGCAAATCGTGGTCGGTGAAGCCAAGGCAAACACCGTCCTTGCGCAGCACTTTCCAGGCCCGACACAAGGTTGTTGCCCCGCTGCGCAAATGCGCGCTCAACCCCGCCGCGCTCACAACCGGATCTCCAACACCGGTACATCCGGAATCTCGCCCGCCTGAAACGACGCAACCGAGGTCATGATGCGATCAGTATCGAAGCGCACCGGAACGTCGAATTCGAACCCTGCCGAAACCGGCACACCGATATCGGGCGGCACGGCAAAGGTTACCTCCCCGCGGATGGGGTCAACGGTGAACTCCAGTTCCTCCACCTTGGGGTCGCGCGCCACGGCCACCAGAACCGTTCCGATCACGGGCTTGTCGATCCGGCGCACATAGACCTGTTCACCTGAACGGTAGGTCTTGAACAACGCAAAGGTTCGCGTCACGCCATCGCCGGTTCCAATGGTCTGATCCAGATGCGTTGGCGCACGGGATGGCAGGCAGGATTTGTAGTCAGACCAGTCCTTCCAGCGAAACCCGTGCATCCGACCGTGCCTGGCCTCAAAGAATGCAACCAGCGCCTCGATGTCATCCAGCGTGCGCAAGCCAGCCCCGGCCTCATAACGGCGGCGCGAATGGGCCCAGGGTGAGTTGCGCTCCTCATGTCCGTTCGCAAGCGTCACAACCTCGGTGCGCCTTTCCGGCCCCCCGACAGAGCCAAAGCTCAGATTGGCCGGGAACCTGATCTCATGAAATGCCATTTGTCTGCCTCACCGGTTTCTCTGGCCACGCGCCAGCGCGCGCGCCGCTTGGGCTGCGATCTGGCTCTGGCTGCGCTGAAAGCCCTGAACGTCGGGCGTCTGAATGTTCATCACGATCGATACCGGGCGGCCCCCGCCCCCGGCCTGAATGCCAAGACGGCCATCGGGGCCCCGTGCCAGCGGCATGATCGCCTCTGGCCCCGCCTCACCCATCAACCCGCGCCCTGCCCGCATTGGAAAGCTGACCGGAGTGGTGACGACCCCCCCCTTGGCAAAGGGCATGACCCGCCCCTGCGAAAAGGCGCCGCCTTGCGCAAAGGGCATCAGCCCCCCGACAAGGTTATTGATCCCATTGGCAAAAAGCCCGCCAATCGCGCCCTGAACTGGCTTCATCGCAGCACTGTAAACCCCGTTCACCATCGATTGTGCGACTGTCTTCAGCGCATCCGAAAGCTTCAGCCCGTCAAAAATCAACCCGTCAAACGCCCGGCGCAATCCGCCCCCGATGCCATTGCTGAGCGTCGTGACCTCCTTGGAGGTAAACAGCATCGTCTCCTGCATCCGGCTCAGCTCACCGTCAAAGGCGGCCACCAGCGCTGTCGAGGCGCCCAAAGTCTCTTCAAGTGCGTTCACCTGCTCCTGCAGGTCTTCGATCCGGGCCATCCGAATTCTCCTTGATGGTATCGGGAAAAGCAGCCAGCAACTGCTCCAGCCGCCTGCGGGTCAGCGGGGCCGCCACTTCGGCCCCTAGCATGATCCGCAATTCGGCCGGGGTCAGGCGCCAGAACGCCTCCGGGGCCAGTCCCAGCCCGTAGAGACCGGCCCGAAGCAAGCCGGGCCAATCCATCGCGCTCATGTTTGGCCCGGCAGGGTAAAGGCGCGCGCCAGAAGCAGTGCTGCCACTCGTGCGGCTTCCAGCGGTCCGCCGTCGATATCGGCCCTGCCAAGATCTTCGGCCGTGCCCTGCCACCCGCCCCCACGCAGCCCCGCCATCAACAGCGCCAGCACATCACGGGTCGAAAACCGGCGCTCCTCGAACCGCGCCACCAGATCGACCAGCGACCCCGCCTCTAGCGCGGCTTCCAGTTCGGCAAGCGCGCCCAGCGTCAGCTTCGCCCGGTGGCTTTCCCCGTTCAGGGTTATCGCCACCTCTCCGGTCCATGGATTTGCCATCACAGCGCCGTAAACGTCAGCGCCCCGGCCGAGGCGAGCGAGATTTCATACGTTGCCTCACCATTGTGACTGCCGGCATATTCGATGGCGCTGATCTGGAAATGCCCTTCGACAATCCCGAAATCCGGGATGATCACTTGCCATTCCGGCACTTCGCCGTCGAAAAAGATCTGTCGCGCACGTTCATCGGTGTTTGCGTCGCGAAAAACCCCCGCCCCGCTGATCGAGGCGGATTTCACCCCCGCCCCCGCCAGAAGTTCACGCCAGCCGCCCACGCTTTCCATGCTGGTCACATCCACCGTTTCGGCATTGAAGCTGACCCGCGTTGCGCGCAAGCCGGCGACGGTCTCGAAAGACCCATCGCCATTCATGTCTACCTTCAGCAAAAGATCCTTGCCACTTTGAACCGCCATGGCCATTCTCCACATTCCGCTGCCGTATCAGCAGCTTAAACTTCAATCCTCGCGCGGAAGGTCAGATCGATCCGCCGCACACCGCCATCATCCAGCCGCTTTGCCACCGCCTTCATGAACCTGATCCCAACAACCCGCCCCCGGCTCAGGGTGGGCTTGGCATCCACCAGACTGTCAGAAACCACCGCAGCGGCTGTCTTGGCTTCCAGAAACCCGGCCGCATCGCTGATCACGCTTACAATGAACCGATGCTCTGCCCCGCCGCCGCTCTTGTCCGAGGCATCGAGTGCCTCCTCGGGGCCGATCAGGATGAAGGTGCCGCTGCCCCCGCCAGCCGGCAGGGCATCGACAATCGCCGCACCGGCAAGGCGGTCGTCCGCCGAAAGCAGTGCGAAAATACCGGCCTGCAGGGCCGCCGCTGCGCCGTAACTCATACCGGGTTCTCCTCACGCACAAAGCAGGTCAGATACAGGCCGCTGTCATCGCGTTCCGTCACCGCCAGAATCCCGAACCTGCGCGTTCCATCGCGAAACCGTTGCCCCGGCACAGGGCGCCGGTCAGAAGAAGGGGGCGCCGCCCGCACCGTGATCCGATAGGGCACGGTCGACAGCACGACCTCCTCCACACCCTGATCACGACCCGAGGCTGGCTGAACCTCGGCCCAGATCTTTCCCACCTCGGCCCAGACCAGCGTGAATCCGCCCGCCCCATCAGGCACCCTGACCGAGGCTTCCAGCGAAAGAAGCCTGCGCAAGCGCACCGGCTTCATGCTGCACCCCCGCCCAGAATGCGCACCGTGCGCCAGCGTTCGATAAGCGCATGCACCGCCATCGGCAGCGCGGCCCGGGTCATGCCCGCATCGTGGCGCGTTTCATAATGCTCGGCGGCCAGAAGCAGCACGGCCTGCGCCAGATCGGCCGGCACATTGGCCCATGCCGTGCCAAAGCCCGCATCAAAGACAATCTCCACCACGCTGCCCTCGGTCAGGGCCGGAAACCCCATCTGCGCCCCAACGACCCGTGGTCGCGCCATATCCTGCACCAACCGATAGCTGGCGGGGTCGATCGTCCGTACCGTGCCATCCGCTGCTTCGATCGCCACAGAGACCAGGGCCGCCACCGGTGCCACAGGCAAAGCCTGACCGCCTCGACCATCCCGCCAGCGATCCAGCCGCAGCTTGAACCGTCGCGCCAGAAGCGCTTTTCCCGTCCGCGCCTCGATTGTGGCAATGGCCGCCCGCAAATGGCCGATGATCAGCCCGTCCTGCATGCCATCGTCGGAAAAGCCCGTGCCGATCCGCAGATGGTCCTTCATCGACTGTACCGGCAAGGCTTCTGCCGGCACATCCGTCTCTTCTGTCAGCAACATCCCAACATTCTCCGCTCTCTCCGCCAGCATGGGGTTCGGGCGCGCGCTCCACACCGCTCGGACGGAGGGGGGGGAGCAGCTAGACGGCATGGGAAACACGCGCGCGCCCGGGGGCGGCCGGGGAAATCCCCGGCCCTGTTGCCCTGTCTTACGACACGGCGAACTTCAGAAGCTTGATGGCGGCAAAGTCGGAAACATCGCCCCCGACCCGCTTGCTGGCATAGAACAGCACATGCGGCTTGGCACTGAACGGGTCACGCAGCACCCGCATGTCAGGGCGTTCGGCAATGGTATAGCCGGCCGAAAAATCGCCAAAGGCAATGGCATAGGCATTCACCGCGATGTCGGGCATATCCTCGGCAATCAGCACCGGGTAACCCATCAGACGGGCCGGTTCACCCGCCGCAAGCCCGTCAGACCACAGGAACCGGCCGTCCGCATCCTTCATCTTGCGCACCGCGCCCGCCGTCTTCGAATTCATCACGAAGGTTGCATTGGCGCGGTAAGAAGCATCCAGCGCATAGACCAGATCCACCACGGCATCCGCCGGATTGGTGCCCGCGAAATCGCCTGCCACGCCCGTGGCGATGTAGCCAAGATCACCCCAGGCCCAGGTCGCTTCGGCCACCTTGTCATGGGTCAGGAACCCGCGCGGCTTGTCGATACCATCGCCAGAAACAAAGGCCGCAGCTTCCGCCCGGGAAAACTTGTCGGCAATCCGGCCCGCCAGCCATCCTTCGATGTCAAAGGCAGAGTCGTCCAGCAGGCGTTGGCTGGCCTTCGGCATGGCCGAAAGCTCGTGCAGCGGGATCGAAATGCGCTCGATCGCCGGAGTGGCGCTTTCCGTGATCACCCCGGTTTCCGTGGCCCAACCCGAACCCACATCGGAATGGTCGATCAGCACGTCAAAGCTGGTTGCCTCGACCTGAACCACATTGGCAATCGCGCGGATCGAAGACGTCGACTTCAGGCTCGACCGGATCATCTCGGCGGTTTGCGGATCAACCAGATAGCCGCCTTCCGCAGCTACGGCCGTGTTCAGGGCCTTGCCCTCCAGCACAAGGCCACGCAGGCCATCGTCATCGCCGCGGCGCAGATAGGCATCAAACGCCTTCTGATGCGGCACTTCCATCTCGGCAGTCACCGACAGGGCCGGGC